CATCGTGTTGATGCTGAGGTGCGTCAGGCAGGAGTGAAACCCATGTCTATTGCTCTAAACAAGTATAATGATGCTCCTCATACTTTCCCTTCTAGGCCCTTTGAACTTGCTTATCTCACCATCTGTACTGTCTTATCTACAATTCGACCTAAAAATGTCACCAAGCGCCTTCTGGATTTCTCTGAAACCCTTAATGGTATTCCTGGATTTATGATTGGTATCGATGTGAAGACTAGTGTTGGCTTTCCTTATGTCAAATTAACTCGTGGTGCGAAAGGAAAGAGTGCACTGCTAAGAGATAAGAATGAAGCTTATAAGACCGGAAAACAAGCTTGTTATGAACTTAATACTGATCCAAATGGCCCGACATTTCAAGGACAATTACTTTCTACCTACTTCATGAATCGGTACAATGAGGTAGATAATAAAATTCAACAAGGAATCATACCCACTTATTTTGCATACGAGAATATGAAAGATGAACTCGTAAGTGAGAAAAAGATTAAGAACGCAAAAGTTCGCACATTTGAGTGCTTACCTTTAGAGATTTCTCTTTTAACACGCAAATATTTTGGAGTGTTTATGGGTGCTATGCAACAAAATTGTGTAGATGAGCCGATTAGTGTAGGCATTAACCCAACATCCCTTGACTGGACTGCCCTTTTCAATAGACTTACAAAATTTGGAGAAGATTCAATTATTGCAGGTGATTATGCGAACTGGGATGGCAAACTTATGGCTGACGTAATTCTGAAATGTGTAGAAGCAATTAACCGTTGGTATGGAGATTGCGAACAAAATCAGAAGGCTCGTATAGCCCTTGCCATTTCCTTTATACACACTGATATTCTTGTTCTAAATACCTTGGTGCGCAAGCGTAGTGGTATGCCATCTGGTGTTCCTGTTACCGCTCCATTGAATTCACTATGCAATTGGTTTTATTTACTGGCTGCTATTGTGGACATTCTGGAACAAGAAAAATTCGAAGAACAAACTGGTGAAAAGATTACTCCGCAATTTCTTATAGATAATATGGAAATTGCAGTTTATGGAGATGATCACGCTATAGCTTCGGCTACTATTTTGAGGAAATATGTGAACTTTCAAAAGCTCGTAAATTACTTTAAGAATATTGGGATTACTTACACCGATTCCCAAAAGCGAGATCATGTTGACTTCGATTTTGAAAACATCTTTCAAATAACCTACCTTAAACGCAGATTCTTACGTGACGCAGTGGCGCCTCGTTTTATTCGCGCCCCCCTTGATCTTCATTCGATAACCGATATGATTTACTGGACTAAGACGTCCCCTGC